TTATTCTAGTAATACATTAAAAGCAAGAAATGTAACCCCAGGTGCTGGTCAAACAGGATTTTTACAAAATGATGTTATAACAGGTGCTAATTCTAATGCAACAGGAACTATTTCAACTATAACAGAAATATCAGCAGTTAGTATTGGTATTACAGGAACTAGTATTGGTTCTGTAGGGACTAATATACACGCTTTCAATATATACAATACATTAAAAACAGAAATGTTGCTTTATACTAATATTAGAAATTGTAATGCTGTTGTAAATATGTCAGGTGGTGGTCAACAATATTCAGATACACAAATTGCACACTTACCAACAGCACAAAGAACAAGTCCATCAATTACTCAACCAAGTTCATTAACGCAAGGACAAGTTGCTAGTGAAACTAGTATAGAGAGCTATATGTCCACACTTGCAAATACATATAATACTGAAAGAGGAACAACTTATACAATGACAAAAACTATTTGCCATTCAAGTTGCCACTCTAGTTGCCACAATAGTAGGAGTAGAAGATAATGATTGATACTATAGTACCAATTGAATTAAAGAATTTAAAAAAATATTTTGAAGATAAAACCGAAACTTATAATATAGATTACATAGGTAGTAAATTAAAAGGTGCTCAGTTCTTAACTTATATAAGCAATTTAGATATACCTTGCGATATATCAAACTATGATGATGAATTACTATTAGCATATTTTGAAACACAAATGTTAGTAAATATACCGATGTTAGAAAGAGTTGCTATGCAAGTTCTTTTTGAACATAAAGGTTTAATTAAAAATGTAGTTCACGGTGCTTTTATTTCTCAAAATTTAGAAATAATAGAACAATGGGCAAACAAATTAGAAAGTCTACCTTTATATAATATGTCTATCATAGGAGAAGGTGCTTTTAAAGACTTTGTTGATAGTTATCCTAAAGACGATAGTAATGATGTAAAAGGTATTAATTTTGTTAGTCTATTGAAACATAAAGATTTTTATTTTTATTATAATAAATCTAATGAAAAGAATGTTAGATACTATACTAAATACTTTACAGAATATATGTTTAAAGGCAAAAGTCTATTTGATTATTGGGGTGTAAAAGAAAACCCTATGTTTTTGATGACTTGGGCAGTTGCCGAAGGTAAATTTGATACTAAAAAATATAACGAAGCTAAAAAAGCTGATATAGGAAACTTAAATGCTACACCTGTTTAATAAAGTTTATTTACAATTTGATGACTCAATAGATTGTCATACAAATAGATATGTTATTTCCGAAGAAAAAGGAAATCCAATGCTATCAGAATTAGGTAGTGCTTATAGAGGTACACTAATTAACTATGCTAAAAATAGAAATGAAATGCAAGGTAAGTTTGCTGACTTAACTGGTTTCTTTGAAGATGTATGTCAGAAACAAAAGTCATTGAATAGTAAAGTTATTATATATTGTGATACACAAGCATTTTTAGAATTATCTGTTATATGGTTAAAAACTATCTTACCTTTTGGTGATAGTGATAGTATTGTTAAATACCTAGACATACATTTACACAACGAAAGAATTATTGCAAATACACAATGCCAACCAACACATATTTTAGACTTAACTAAACTGAATGCAGGTTTAGGAGATGTTAAAGGATATGCTAATGTTTTACCTACTTTAGAATTAGATAGAATCAAAGCGCTTAATTTAAATTTCTCAATTGAATTATTGCTTGGAGAGTATTTTGCTGGTGCTGATACACACGAAGATAATTTACTTTCATCTTATCATATGTTCTTACAAAGATTTTATAAAGAGATACTAACAGATGTTAGAGAAGATACTTTATTAAATCTTTTAAATAGGTCGCAACAAACTGCTGTAGGTTATTCTGAAAGTGATGTTGTAATAAATGCTGATAATCCTTTTGAAGGAATTTCAGAATTGTCTGCCTTTGCTGATGAAGAAGTTTTTACTGCTAGACCTGTTGCAAATGCTGGATATGTGAATACAATAACAATAGATAATTTGTCAAGTGAAAAACAAACTGCATTAAAAAATTTAATTACTACAATACAAACTTTACAAAATATCCCAAATCCAGATTATTCAATGGCACACTTTGATAAGGCGTGTAAGACTTCTTTGTCTAAAAGTGATTTTGATACAATAATTAATGAAGCGGTGACGAATAGTCCATCTTTGGCGTATATTCCAAGATTTGATGTTGGTAATGTTAATTACTCATTTATTCAATATCTTCTTTCTTTAAAGAAAGATAATGATTCAAGTACACTAGGAAAATACAGACTATTCGCAAACTCGTAGGAGTTTAAATGCGAGAGTTTTTAATAGACCCCAAAAGAGATCCTGAACAAGAGTACACAATTCATTTATTTGAATTTTGTAATTTAAGATGTGCTTTCTGTTGGCAAAACCACGAAGACACGGTTGGAGTAGATACCGTAATCAATAAAGTAATTCCTGTAGAAAAATTTATCAAACACGAATTGATGATGAGTGTTGTATTTAATATTATGGGTGGTGAAGTCTTTGCACCTGCAATCTATACCAAAGAATTAAATCACGCATATAAAACTTTATCAAAAGGCATACAAATGATATGCAAACGCTATGATAAAAAAGTTAGAATTAATTGGGTTACTAATTTGATTATGAGTGATGAAGGTAATGAGTTATTAAGAGATTTATTAAGTTGGTCTGAACACGAAGGTATTGAAGCAACAATGACTACTAGTTATGACCCGAGAGGAAGATTTAATAAAAAAGATTTAGAACGATTTAAACAACAAGTAATCTATTGGGGAAAAGAAATAAAATCTTTTTCAATGTTAATAACTAAACCAATGATAAAGTTTCATTTAGAAGAAGGCGACCCATACTTCAAACATTTATATGATGAAGGTTATGAGATTTATTTTGATTATTATACACCAGACCAACACGCAAAATATTTTATGCCAAGTGATACAGAATTATTAAAGTTCTTTAAGTATATAATAGATAACTATCCACAATGTTCACCTGTAAGAGGATGGATATTTAATAAAAGAAATTATGCTAGTTGTAGAACAAGTAAATTGATATTACAAGATAATACATTATGTCAATGTGGAAATCTTGTACAGGACCCAAAAGATTTAGTAATGTATAGTTCACCTATAAAGAAAAAAGACAATTCAATTATTGAAAATAAATTTTTAGAAAAATATAATTGTGCTAGTTGTGAATTTTTAGATAGATGTACTTTAGGATGCTTTATGAACCACGATTATAAATGGAGGGAAGAATTGGATGAATGTGTTTACAAACTTACGCACCGATATATTGAAGATGTACGAGTACAAAGAAACTTTGTCGCAACCTGATATTTCAAAACTTAAAATTAATAATACAGACATTGAAATACAATTAGATAAGTTTCCAGTTCAAAGACCATTTATACCTAGAATAGATGGCAGACAAGCACATTTATTTTTGTGGTTAGGTAAGAAAGAAGAAGATATTGAAACTTATAATCTAGCAGAAAAGAATAAAGGTGAAAAAATGTGGGTAGATAATAAAACACCTAATACTTTTATTAAAGGTGTAGGTATGTTTCATATCTATGATGATTATGTTATAGTAGGTTCTTTAAAATATCCTGGTTATATGAGAAGTAAAAGTCCAGTAGAAAGAAGACATTTAATAAGAACAATGTGGTGTGAAACAATTAATATATTTAAAGATAGAAGAATATTATGTCCTTCTGGTACTTATTTTGATTACTTACACTTATCTATGAATCAAATGAAAGCACAAAAGGAACCATATCATAGAGAGATAATGCAACAATTTGGTTTTACTAAAGATGTATTATATGAACACTTTTGGATTAGAGATAAAGATACTACAACTGGTTTAGATTGGATTAAATTATATGGAAATTAAATTTACAGATACAATAAATGTAATTGATGATTTTTTAACTGATAAAGAATTGATTGGTTGGTTAAAAGATGAAAGTAAAATTGATAGTACAATTAAAGGACAAGATACATTTAATCTTACTTATTCTCAAAATGAATTTGGTAAGATTGCAAATGCAACACTATTAAATTATTGTGCTTCAAATAACATAGAGTATAATAATTTAGAGTTATCTAATTTTCAAAAAGGTAGATTAAAGAAGTATGATAAGTCTAGTGTGACCAATCACTTATATGAACCACACCACGACCAAGTTGAAGGTGCTTTTATTTCTGCAATCTATTATATTGATAGTGATTATACACCTGACAAATGGGTAGGTGGTGAATTAAGTATATACAAAAATTTAACTTTTGCTGAATATCCTAATAATGTTATAAACATTAATCCTGTGCCTAATAGATTTATAATGTTTCCTGGGTTTTTAGTACATAGAGTTAAACCATACTTCGGAGAAAATCCTAGAACATCTTTAGTATTAGGATGGCAAGTAAAAGACCAACCAAAGACAGAACCAATATGGATTTAATAATTAAACCTACTGAATTATGTAATTTTAAATGTACATTTTGTTCAAGTACTCAACTAACAAAAGAGAAAAAGAATTGGTTGAAACACGAACAAATATTTGAGTTCTTAACAAGATTTCCTCATACTAAAACTATTATAGTAAATGGTGGGGATCCTTTAATGATGGAACCTGAATATTATTGGAAGATTATTAGATGGTTAGATGAAAGAAATTATACAACATCAATTTCTTTAACAACAAACTTATGGCCGTTCTTAAAGAAACCTAGTTTGTGGGTAGACTTATTTAATAATGAAAGAATAGGAGTAACCACTTCTTTTCAATATGGTGGTGGAAGATTAAAAGGAGACTTTACAGAATTTACGGAAGATGACTTTTGGCAATGTTCAGACGCAATGTTAAAGTATTGTGATTATAGACCAGATTTTATTTCTGTTATAACTAGAGAAAACGAACATAACGCAATTAAAAATGTTGAGTTAGCAAAGTTTATGTCAGAAGATAAAGAACCAAAAGGTACTTTACATAACTTGGCTAGAGACGAAAAGACTGGTGTTGAATGTAAATTAAATTATGCAATGATGAGTGGTGAACAAAAAGAACCATTTTTGTTATCAGATATATATGAAATATATACCAAAGTATGGTTAAAAGGACTTGCACCTTGGGAATTTAATACGAAACAAATGATGTTGTCTATTAAAGATTGTTCTACTACTTGTCCTTTAAGTAGAAAGTGTGATGAAGGTATAAGATGTTTGCAACCCGATGGAGACTATTATAGTTGTGGTGCTTTTGGTGATGATAGAGATAAAGAAATAGATTTTAAAAGAGAAATGAAAGGTGAATTTTTTACACCATTACAAGATGACCTTTCATTAAATAGTATGAAACAAGGATGTTTTACTTGTCCAATGTTTAATATATGTAATGGTTGTAGAAAGACAATAAAAGATTATCAACACGCTGGAGTAATAGAGAAACATTGTGAGAAAATGAAAAGAATAGGACCTGATATACTAAAAGCAAATGGAAGTACTTTACAAATGACACCGTACATAAGCGAGGCACTATGATGAGAAGTGGTTCCAATATAGAAAATGTTTTAATTAATGGAGTTTGGCCTACATCAGATCCATTGCCATTTAGATTTTTTGAAGGTATTGAAATACCATTTAAAGAAATAGAAGGTTACAAAGTAGCAGTACATACTCCAGAAGTTGAGAATGCTCTCAAAATGTGCCATAATTATTTGGGTGATAAATATATTAAACAATTGTCTAACAATTATACTTTATGGGGACAACCAGAAATTATTAATGGAGTAGACAAAGGTTCTTTGAAATGGCATAATGATAAAAAAGAAGGAGCTAATATAGCTGCTCTTATCTATTTTACTTCTGCAAGTAATCCTGATACAGGAGGACAATTAGAAGTAAGAAGTGCTGAAACAAAAAGTTTATCTGCATACTTGTACCCAGGCAAGACAGATGTAATATTATTAAACCACGCTAAACAATGGGAACATAAAATTGGAGAATTTAAACCAATAGGTGTTGAACGAATAACAGGTTTTTTTGACTATAACATATGAGTGAATTAGAATTTTTTAAATTTATACAACAGATGGAAAAAGAAGTATACGGTATTACTCCATTCTTTGAGGAATTAGATTATGACGAAACAGAAAATTAATTTATCAATTAATCCATCTTATCATTGTAATTTTAGATGTTCTTGGTGTTATCTTACACCTGAACAATTAGGTGATACTAAAACTATAAGTGATGAAAGATTAAATGAATTATTAGCAGAAGTTTCTGCTCATAGAGAAATTAATCACATTGATTTATATGGAGGTGAGATTGGTCTATTAAAGAAAGAACAATTAAAAAACCTTACAGAAGTTATTAGATTATATTATAAAGATAAAATCAATATCAATACAAACCTTTCTGTATTAAGAGAAGAATTTTTTTATCCTGATTATCATTTAAGTGTTAGTTGGGATTTAGAAACTAGACAAGACTATCGTAAAGTTAGAGAGAATATGGCAAAATTGCCAGTTGACTTTTCTGTATTATGTCTAGCAACAAAAGAAGTAATGCACCATTCCATAGAACATTGGTGGACTATGTTTAATAGAATTGACTTTGAATCTGCAAAAGCAAATCGTGGAAAATCTCATTTAAAAAGTGTAGAAGTAAAACCTTATAGTGCCAATCAAGCAAATGACCAAGGAATAACCCACGCACAATACGAAGATTATATTTTAAGATTACTAGAAATGGAAAAGTCAATTAAAATAGGCAAATATGAATTTGTTAATAGAAAGAAAATATTATCTTCTTTAAATAAAGAATATAACGCATTTAGCGATGACCATTTATATATTACACCAAACGGTAAGTTCGCTGTATTAGAATTTGATAAAGATAATAGAGAATACTTTTTAGAATTAAATAGTTTTGAAGAATATGAAGATTGGTGTATAAAAGAAAAAGAAAAAACAATATCACCTATATGTAAGAGTTGTGAATATTTAGGAGGTTGTTTGACAGAACATTATCAATATGTAAAAGATTTAGATAATGGTTGTAATGGATATAGGTATCTATTGGATACTTATGAATTTAAATATGGGAAGTAGAGCATTTTGTATTGGTAATGGAAGAAGTAGAAAAGGTTTTAATTTAAAAAATTTAAAATCTCGTGGAGTAATATTAGGTTGTAATAATCTATATAAAGATTTTGCACCAGATATATTAGTTTCAGTTGACCATCCACTTATGCACAACATTTATAACTCTGGTTATTGTTATACTTCTAAATGTTATTTTAGAGATTGGATAAAAATACCACAAGAGAATTATGAAAATATGTTGGCAGGTTTCTTTCCTGATTATAGACATTTAAGAGCAATAAGAAAATCAGGTTATCTAATAGAAAATAGTAGAGCAGGTTCAAATGAATTTGTACTACACGGATATAATGATAAAGAAACTGGAAAAAATATGGTAACCGTAAGTTGGTGTACAAAAGATTATGTTTATAATATGACAGATATAATAAAAGATCCAGAGCAAACAATGTGGTCTGCTGGTCCTTCAAGTGGTTATATTGCTTGTAAGACAATTAATAATATGAAAGAAGTATATTTAATTGGACACGATTTATGGAGCAATAATAGTTCATTTAATAATGTATATGCAGGACAACCTTACTATGTATCAGATACACACCCTAGTAATTACTATGTACAACAATGGATACATCAATGGAAGAAATTGTTTAAATGGTATCATCATATTAAGTTTTATAAAGTCAATAGAAGAAATTTTTTAAATATCAATGTTCCTGAATGGAATGATTGTAAGAATTTGGAGTATATAAGCTATGAAAGAATGGAAAGTCAAACAAGAAGTCTACCATAGATTAAATCCTACTCACTCGGATATGTTAATGGATAAAGAAATATCCTTAATATGGGATGATAATGAGACGGTACGATATGCTATTAAACATTGGCACGAAAAGGTAGATAAGTTTATATACCCAGCAAAGAGTTATTGCGTAGCAGTTTGTTATGCAAAGTGGATTGAGAGAGATTATGGAGATAATTTTTGGGACTTATTAAATGACCCAAATTTATTGTATAGTAATGACCCTTACTTTGAAGTATATAAAGATAAGAAGCATATATACAATCCTATTATATCAGCTTTTCCTGAAGATGAAAGTCAAGGAATGATACCTGATATTAGGGATTGGTATGAAAAAGAAATAAAGTACGATACAGGTATTAGTATAAATAGTAAATATAAGGAGAAATAATTATGGCTATTAAGATAAATGGTAAAGAGTACGATGAAACGAAGTTTGACGACAAGACTAAAAATTATGTTGTTGCTCGTCAGGAACTAGTTCAAAATCGTGTTAGACTGGAGATTGAAGCGGAAAAGATTGAGGTATTGATAAAATTTTACAATGCTAAGATTTGTGAGTTCCTAGGAATTGACCCCAATGCTCCTAAAGAAACAACTACTGAAATAAAAACAGAACAAAAGAGTTAATTAGATGGCAGCTATTGCTAACTTACGAATAGACCAAGGCACTACATTTTCTAGTAATATAACATTAGCAGGAAATGATGGAGCAGCTTGGGACTTAACAGGACATACCGTAGAAGCTAAAATGGCTAAAGGGTATGAAAGTACAAAGACACGGACTACAATGACAACTGCTGTAGCGAATCCTGCTACAGGAATTATCACATTATCACTAACTTCTGCTCAAACAGCTGCCTTGGACGCACCAAGCAGATATGTTTATGATGTAGAGGTTACTAGGACTAGTGATAGTGTAGTAACCAGAGTAATTGAAGGTATAATTACCGTCCGTCCTAATGTAACCGTCTAAATTCTCTATTTATTTTGAAATTGATTAATATTTGAATTGCCATTTGGTATAAATATTAAGATAAAAGGGAGAAAATAAGTGTCTCAAATAAAAGCTAGAATAGATTCAACAATTAGTAGACCTCAACAAGTATCGGTTACTATGCCTGCTGGAGCAGCGTCTCAAACTGCTGTTACCAATTCAACATTAAAATTTAGACTATTAGCTGATGTAGACTCAACTACCCTAGCTGATGGTTCTATGATTCAGTATTCTGCAACAAGTGATAAGTTTGTTGTAAGAGACGAAATCACAACTACAACAGGTTCTATAACTTTAAACGGTGGTTCATTTTAAAAAGAGAGAATAAGATATGGCAACAATAATACGAATAAAAAGAAGTTCAGGTACTACAACTCCTTCAACATTAAAACTTGGAGAATTAGCTTTAACTTATGGAACAGGTACTTCAGGAAATAATGGAGATAGATTATTCGCTGGTACAGGTGGAGTTGACGGAAGTGGTAATGCAAATGATATTGATGTAATTGGTGGTAAGTATTTTACAAGTTTATTTCCTACAACAAACGGTGTAGTTGGTTCAGAAAAATTAATAACAACAGATTCAAATAACAGAATTGACCAAATGGTATTTGGTAACTCAAATACTGATTCAGGTCAAATCACATTTAACGAAGCATTAAACAACGGTTCAAACAATGTTGTTTTAAAAGCTCCGTTATCATTAACAAATTCATCTACACTTTTATTACCTGATGGTGCTGGAAGTGCTGGACAATTCATAAAAGTAACCTCAGCAAGTGGTGCCGAAGCTCAATTAGGTTTCGCTGATGTTGATACTACTCTTACATTAGAAGATAGTACTGGAACAACAATTAACTATTCAACTGCTGATACTTTATTACTTACAGGTGATGGAACAATTGATACTGCCGCTACTGCTAACACAATTACAATTAAAGTACAAGACGGTTCAATTGGAACAACTCAACTTAAAGACAATGAAGTAACCAATGCTAAATTAGTAAACGATAGTGTTACCGTTGGAAGTACAGCGATTACTTTAGGAGGTTCTGCATTAACAGACCTTACAGGATTAACAAGTGCTGTTGTTGATGACTTGACTTTAAATGGAAAAGATATTTCAACAAGTTCTGGTAATAAAGACATTACTTTAACTCCACACGGAACTGGTGTTGTAACCGTACCTAGTGGATATAAAGATAGAGCAGGTTTTGGTGCTGACGCATTAGCTACTAAAGAATATGTTGATGGATTTACTTCAGGATTAGATGTTAAAGATAGTTGTAGAGTTGCTACTACTGCTAACTTAACGGTTACTTATGACCAAACAAATTTAAGATTAGATAACGCTGACACACAAGCTGCTTTGGCAATTGATGGTGTTACCTTAGCAGTTAACGATAGAGTATTAGTTAAAGACCAAACAGAAGCAAGACAAAATGGAATTTACAAGGTAACAGATATTGGTTCTAACTCTTCTAATTGGAGAATGGAAAGAAGTTCAGATACTAATACAGGTGCTCAATTAACTGGTGGTTCATTTACTTTCGTTGAAGAAGGAACGGTTAATGCTGATAATGGTTACACATTTACTCACAATGGTATACCAACACTAACAGACAATACTTTAGCTAACAATACAGAATTACCAGTATCACAATTTTCTGGTGCTGGACAAGTAGTAGCTGGTGCTGCTCTTGTAAAAGCTGGGAATACTTTAGATGTTAATGTAGATAACGCTTCAATACAAGTAGTTTCGGATGCTTTACAAGTTAAAGCTGGTGGTATTACAAATGCTATGTTGGCAGGAGGTATTACAAATGCTAACCTTGCAGATCCAAATGTTTCACTTGCTGGTGAAACTGGAACTGGTACGGTTGCTCTTGGTGGTACATTAACTTTTACTGCTGGCGAAGGAATTGATACTTCTGCTTCTGGTTCTGCAATTACTATTGCTGGAGAAGACGCAAGTACAACAAATAAAGGAGTTGCTTCTTTTAGTACTGATAACTTTACGGTAACAAGTGGTGCCGTTGAGGTTACTGAAATAGATGGTGGACCGTTCTAATGGCTACCGTAATTAAACCTAAAAGAAGTTTTACAGCTTCTGCTATACCAACAACTTCCGATTTAGAAATTGGTGAGTTGGCGATGAATGTCGCTGATGGTAAGTTTTTTACAAAATTAAATGCGAGTACTATTAAAGAAGTTGGTGGTGCAAGTGCTGTTAATATTCAATCAGTATTAAATGCTGGTAATACATCAACAACTGATTTATTTTTTAATAATGCAAATATAATTTTTGAAGGTTCTACACCTGACGCCTACGAAACAACATTAACGGTAGAAGACCCGACTGCTGATAGAACGGTTAAACTACCAAATTCAAGTGGAACTTTGGCATTAACAGGAGATATTCTTGCTTTTGCTGTAGTATTTGGGGGATAATAAACAATGGCAAGTGCTTTTAAAAATGCTGGACAGGCAAATCCAACAACTGATGGTGTAGGTGCAAATGTATATACTGCTCCTTCTAATGGAACTGCTGTATTACACGCTGTTTATATCTCAAATAAAAATCCTGCTACTCAAGCAGTAGTAGATGTATCAGCAACGGTTGATGGTGGGACAACTTTTAAAAGTATTATAAAAGGTTGTATAATCCCACAAAATAACACTTTTATATTAGACAAACCAGTCAATTTAGAAGCAAATGATATAATAAGAGTAGTGAGTAATGTGTCAGATACGGATACTTTTATATCTGTATTAGAGAACACATAATAGATTATAAATAGTATAAATATAAACAAAGAGGAATTTTAAAATGGCATTAGCATTAGCAACAGGAGCTTCAACCGCTGTAGGAGTAGACGCTGCTGGTTTTCAGATTTCAAATGAATACGCTATGCACGCTCTAAACCGTGATATTAATGGTCTTTTAATTTACACAAAGACTAAACTTGATAGTACTGATACTATTGAGGTTAATGACGGAGAAGGTTTTGGTTATAATGGATTTGAAGGACTTGCTATTGGTAAAGCAAGTGATGGTACTACCGTTCAGAATACACTACAAAGTGATTATGACGAAAATACAGACGCCCATTATCAAACAAATGCTAAGTTTAGAAAGTATCAACAGGTTAGATTTGACCCATTGAAACTTATATATTTTATTAATGATGACGCAATGTTAGTCGCTAGATACCAACACGACTATACATATGCCGCTACGGAAACGGAAACGGCGACAACTGGTAATAACTGGATACCTGCTGGTGGTGTTTATTACACACAAGCTAATATAGAAAGGTATTTGTAAAACTAAAAATTAAAGAGAGATAAAAATGGCAGATTTTATTCTAGGTAGACTTAAATTTCACTTCAAAGGTGATTGGGTTACCGCAACCGCATATATTAAAGATGATGTTGTAAGATATGGTGGAAATAGTTTCGTTGCAATGGCGAACCATACATCTTCAGCACTTTTTGAAACAGACCTTACATCAACAAAATGGAAAAAGATGGCAGCTGGGCAAGACTGGAAAGGTGCTTGGGCAGCTACTACATTTTATAAAGTAGATGATGTTGTACAATGGGGAGGTTCTACCTTCGCTTGTAATACAGCACACACTTCACAATCAGATTTATATGACGACACAGCAAAATGGACATCTTTTGTTCCAGGGTTTGCGTGGAAAGGTACTTACACAAATGGTACTGCTTATAAAGTAAATGATTTAGCAAAATATGGTGCAAATGTTTATATCTGTACCGTAGAACATACTGCCGCTTCTACAATAGATACTGCTAAATTTTCTTTATTCGTTTCAGGATTAGAATTTGAAGATTCATACAACGCTGGAACAGCTTATCAAGCTGGAGACATTGTATCTTATGGTGGATACAATTATGTTGCTAAAGTACAAAGTACTGGCGAAACACCATACAACAATGCTACTAAATGGGAAGTATTAACAACTGGTTATAAAATGGTTGGTACCTATGCAGGTGCAACCGCTTATAAAACTGGTGATGTAGTCCAATATGGTGGTCACACTTATGTTGCAAAAACAGACGCAACAGGTGTTGTTCCAACAAACACTTCAAATTGGGATTTATTAAACGAAGGTATAAAATGGAATGATACTTGGACAGACGCAACTGAATATGCTCCAGGTGATGGTGTTGCTTATGGTTCATCTTCTTATAGATGTAAATTAGCACACACTTCTTCTGCTGTCGCTGGTGACGCTAAAAGACCAGATTACGATACTGGTGGAGTTTATTGGGACTTACTTGCTGAAGGAGATTCAAACTTCGTAACCACAACTCGGGGAGACTTATTAACTAGAAACGCAACACAGAATGTCAGATTAGCAATTGGTACAACTGGCTCAATGTTAAAATCTGATGGTACAGATGTTGCTTGGGAACTTGCTCAAACTAATGACAATGTATATTTTGTTGCACCTCACGGTTCAGACGCTACACCTGCTGCTGATTCTGGAAGAGGAACTTCTTTAGATAAACCTTGGAAGACAATTAAATATGCAATGGAATGGTTAATAGATACAGGTAACTCTGGATTAGATTACACGGTTACGGTTACAGATTCAACTAACTTTACAATTACTTTAGGAACATCAAGTTTAGCACATACATATTCAACTGGTGGTAAAGTACATAAATCAGATTATAGTACGGTTAACATATCAAACGCACCTTATAACAATTCAACAGGTGTGGTAACAATTACAACTGCAAGTGCTCACGGATTATCAACTAGTGATAAAGTAAAACTATCAGGAATAGTTTACACTTGTTCATCTGGAACAAAAACTTATCCAAAAGATACGGTTAACAAAACCGTTTATGTTAAAACTGGTGCTTATGCTGAGGCATTACCAATTGTTGTTCCTGCGAACACACAAATGATTGGTGACGGAGTAAGAAGTACAAGAATTACACCTGCTGCTGGGAACTCAACTGCTAGTGGATTAACAAATACACCTAACGCAAGAGCAGATATGCTTAGATTAAGAAATGGTACTACTATTACAGGATTTACTTTTTCTGGAATGTTAGGAACTATGGGTTCTGCTGACGCAAATGGTGTCGCAAGACCAAATACTGCTGACGGTGCAACTCGTTCAGGAGTAGTTGCTGCTTTAGACCCAGGAACTGGAACTACAGATACAGCTGCTTGGATAGAAACTAAATCACCATTTATACAAAATTGTACACACTTTGGAACTGGTTCAGTTGGAATTAAAATTGACGGTGCATTACACGGTGGTGGATATGCTTCAATTCTTGCAAATGACTTTACACAAATTTCAAGTGATGGTGTTGGTTGCTGGGCATTATCAAATGCTAAATCAGAATTAGTATCAGTATTCACTTATTACTGCCATCACGGTTATTTGGCTGATAGTGGAGCTGTTATCAGAAGTTTGAACTCAAACAACTCTTATGGAGAATATGGTTCAACTGCTGCTGGTATTGACGCAAACGAAACACCTTATACAGGTGCTGTAGATTTAAGAGACAACGAAGCTAAAGTAGGAAGAGTATTAGTTGCTGGTTCAGGTATTGGAAGATTAGAATTTGAATACGCTGGAGAAACTTATTCTTCTGCCACTATTGCGTTTGCTGGTTCTGGTGCTTCAGGTGCCGCTACTGCTTCATTTAGCGATGGTGCTGTAAAACATATTAAAATGGCAACAAATGGTTCAACTCACTTTACAACTTCAGGATTTGCACAATCAGGAACTTCAAGTACAATTAAACTTGCTGCTTCTGATTCACAACCAGACGATTTCTATAATGGAATGAGAATAAATGTTTATACTGGAACTGGTTACGGTAATACTGCAATCATAACTGATTATGTTGCTTCTACAAAAACTTGTACGGTAGAAAAAAATAATGGTACTGCAGGTTGGGATGTATGGGTAAACTCTGGTTTATCTTCTGCAACAACTTTTGATACAACATCTGGTTACGAAATAGAACCAAAAGTAGTAATATCTGGTGGTGGTTCTCCAACAAGAGACGCACTCGCTAGAGCTGTTGTAGATAATCAACAAGTTTCAAAAATTTATATATTAGACGGAGGTGCTGGTTATACTTCTGCACCAACGGTAACAATTACAGACCCTAATGCTTCAACGGTTGCTACTGCAACTTCTGAAATAGGAGATGGAGTAATATCACAAACTACGGTTGGAACAAGTGGTTCTGGATATAAAACAGAAACAACAACTGCTACTATATCTGGTAATGGTTATGCTGAAATATCTAGTGAAGGAACTGCGTTTGTTAGATTAACAGGATTATCAAAATCACCTACAGGCGGAGACATTGTAGAGTTTGCTGGAATAACTGGACAAGCTTACTATGTTGTGGCAGTTTCAGGTTATTCTGCTGGTGCTGGATTAGTTAGAGTAAATCCAAAATTTACAACTGCTAACAAACCAACTCACGGAGAAACAGCTACTTTAAGAAGTAATTACTCAAACATAAGATTAACAGGACACGACTTCCTAGATGTTGGTACTGGAGACATTACAACAACTAATTATCCAAATACTCCAACACAGGCAGCTGATCCTAATGATGAAATTTTTGAAGCTGATAGAGGAAGAGTATTCTATTCTTCAACAGACCAAGATGGTAACTTTAGAGTAGGTAATCTATTTAAAATTGAACAGGCAACTGGTAAGGCAACATTGAATGCCGAGGCATTTGACCTTTCTGGATTACAAGAATTAAGTTTAGGTTCAAGTGCTCAAGGAAACTTTGGTGCTACAATTGCTGAATTTAGTACAGACGGAACATTGGCAGACAATTCTGATACTGCTCTTGTAACCGAAAGAGCTATTAAGACTTATGTAGATGGACAACTTGGTGGTGGTCAAAACGACTTGTCAGTTAACTCATTAACGGCAGGTTCAATTACTGCAACAGGACAAACTATTTCTACAACAGGATTAAGTGGAACAGATGTTAATTTAACTATTGGAACACAAAACGATGGTATAATTACATTGAACGCACAAACACAAATAGGAATTACACCTTCGGCTGCTAACGACATAGTTAATAAAACATATGTTGATTCGCAAGGTACTCCAACATTACAAACACTTTCAATTGATGATGTTGATTTGGCATTAAAACGAAGAGTTATTACAAATGCTAATGAACTAATACAAAAAGAAAGTACTCGTTTTGATGGTACAGATAAAGCTGAAGGATTTGAATTTATCAACGGCACTATGCAAATTAACATAGACAAAGCTGGAGATTTGGTAATAGAAACAATATAAATATAGTAAATTAGGAAGATAAACAATGGCAACAACAAAAACTAGAATTGGAAATCTGTTCTTCAATTATCAAGGAGAATATTCAAGTACAAAAACATATTATAAAGATGATGTTGTTATGTACAACAACACAGATTGGCTTTGTACAAAGAATTCTGCTATAACAGGAACTGCTCCAGTAGACAATCAAAGAAGATATGTCAGAATTACTAAAGCTGTATCTGCAAGTACAGGTGCTGACGCATATAAATGGGATGGTGAAGGTACTTGGCCACAATCAGAAGTACAATATAAAATTGGAGATACTTTAGTTTTATACCAAGACGGAAACGATTTTGATGATAACAAAATTGCTTTTTCAGATTCATCTACAAACAAAAATACAAATTTATATCACAAAGATGTTACCTATTTCTTAAATGGTAAAGCTGTTGGTGCTGGTACGGCAAGTGGTGAATATTTTAATTCATCAGCTTTTAACGGTGCTACTAAAAGAGAAATCAGAATAGAATTTACAAGTGAAACACCTAAAGAAATTTATATGTTTAACTATGATAATCCAAGTGCCAATTGGGGTCCTAAAATAGTTGTTGCTGACCATACAAATTGGAAACCGATTAGACAATCATTTAAATGGAGAGGTGAACACGATAACACAAACGATAGTGGTTCATATCAAACTTATTACACAAACGACATAGTAAGAATAGTTGTTCCTTTAGATAACGACTTTTCTGAAACGGTTATGGACCAAGAGCATATTCAATCTGCGAGAGCTACTTATATTTGTATAAGACAGCATACTTGCGATGGTACAAGTAAGTTTTTACCTTGGGACCAAGAAGCTGATACAGACGACAATAAGTATTGGGAAAGAATTTCTGAAGAAATGCAATTTGATGATGAGATAGTTGAAGATAGTGGAGCTGTTGCTACAATTACAAACATATCCGCTGCTTCTCCAAGTAGAAAACAAGGAGTATACAGGTCTGTTAATTCTAAAAACATAACTGCCGCTGCTGAAAACTCAAATGCTGGTAGAACAGGTGGATATAATCCTCCAATGTTTGATGTTGAAGTAGAAGGTTATCAATCTGCAAAGACTTGGACAATTGAAACAGGTGCTCATTACAAAAGAAAAAAAGGAAAATACAATAATATAACTCATACTTCTTCAAGTGGTGGTGGTTCAAACTCCTATTGGGATTTTGAAGTAGACCAAGAAGGAAAATTAATTAAAGCTGTTCTTACGAAGAAATTACTTGGTAATGATATGGGTGGATTAGGATATGCTGTTAATGAAGAATTAACTTTTGCTGATTCAAGTTTCGGTGGAGGTGGTGCTCCAGATGTTGTATTAAAAATTACTGCAATAGGAACTTGGGGTGCATTAAATATTACTTTAGCTAAAGACGATAGACAAGGAAGACAACACGCACAATGGTATAACGACAATGAAGCACCAGTATTTGGTGGAGAAAATAATGCCGTTAATGACCAATTAGGATTTGACGGATATATATTTTATTCTGCTTCTAATGTAACCTTTGATGTTGCAAGTACAAGTAAAAAAGCTAGAGGTTATGCTACAAGATTTACAGGAAACAGATTAGAGTGTATGTCTCTATGTAATACAAGTGGTCCAATTGGAGACGATAACAAGTATTACAGATTACCTGGACAATTCCAACAAGCGAATTGTTATAACTGGCCGTGTTTCATTAATGGTCGTGGTGGTATTACAAGTTGGGGTTCAAACTCTAACGGACAAAACGGATTAAATCAAGGTTCTGTATTAATGGGAGTTGGAATGACTTTCCCATTCAACGATTGGTATAGAAGTGGAGATAACGGTGGTAGTGGTGTTCATACTACTCCTGATGGAGAACCACCAAAATGTCTTCAATTAATATCTGGATATGAAAGTGGTATGGCATTATTTAATAATGGCGAAATATACCATTGGGGTTACGGAGGTCACGGACAAAGTGGTGACGCTGCTACTTCAAATAGAAGTTATCCAGTAAGATGTGGTGGAACATATCAGGAAGTTTATGCTGCTGCTAATGCTTCAACACACACTTTAATGTCCACAAGAATTAAAAGAATATGGCTTACTAATTGGGGCGGAGATAATAATGTTAACACTCATAGTTGCTATGCGTTAGATACTGACGGAGAACTATGGGCGTGGGGTTATAATGGTTATGGTCAATTAGGACAAAACAATACTACAGACTTAAACAGACCAACTAAAATTAACAAGACTTCTTACTTTAATGGTAATAAGATTGTTGCTTTCTGGACTGCTGGTGCAGGATACGCTTTCTGTTTCGCTTTAGATGACGCTGGAAAATTATATAGTTGGGGATACAATGGTTATGGTGTTTTAGGACACGCTAACACAACTAACTTATCAGTACCAACAGAAATTCCATCAATCACTTGGGATAATGGTTCTGCAAATCCTGGTAAAATTAAAAAACTACTAGTAGATTCGCAACAATCATACCAAAGATGTGCTATCTTAACTGACAAAGGTAAGATATATTGGTGTGGAAGAAATGAATACGGTTGGCCGATGATGGGAAATACAACAGATGTTAATACATTTACTCAAATGTCTGGTGGACCTGGAAGCGGAACCAATTCAGATTGCGCTAATATGTGGTTTACTGGAAATGGAAGATACGCAAGTTTCTGGACTAAAGATTGTACAGGTGCTATAAAATGTTGTGGTTATAATGGTAACTATGAATTAGGAATTGGAAATAGTAATAACCAGACTGCTGCTGTATCACCTAAATGGCAAATTAATGGAACAACAACTGCTGATTTAGAAAATATTAAAGACATAGGTTGCAATAGTGAATATGGTAACCAATGGATGTGTAATGTTTGGGTATTAACTTACGATGGATTTATGTTTAATACTGGAAGAAACAACTATGGAATTGGTTGTCAAGGTTGGTCTTCTAGTTATAATGACAGACAATCTACAAACAATATAGAAGAAACAGATGATTATTACTTCCAAATGCAAAGAATGCCGAACTATGCACACGGCAGAATCGAAGATGTAAGAGGAAGAGGTTATTACTCTTCAGATGGTAACAGATACCACTTTAGAGAAATTAGAACATTTGATAACAGGTACCTATTGTGGGGTTACGGTGGAGATTATATAATGGGACAAAATGATGGAAACTACCACTCAACTGCACAACCACCTGTTCTTGGATAATAAATATAATAAGAGGGAAATAGGAAACTAAAATGGCAAAAATAAATCTCGGAAGAATTAAACTACAATTCCAAGGAGAGTACGACAGAAACCAAATGTACAGAAGAGACGATATAGTCTACCACAGAAATGCTATGTGGATTTTGACTAGTGAATATCTTCCAGATGGTTCTAGTGCTTATGCTCCAGGAAGTAAGGTTCAAGGTTATAATGTAAAAGAAAGAACTGGTGGTAACTGGACGCAAGATCCAAATTACAACGGTGCTGACGCATTTAACTATACACAATATTGGACAGAAAACGAAAGAAAAGCTGAAAGACAAAGAACAGATAGAGACGGAAATCCTGTTCAATTCAATTCAACTTATGGCTCTAACGAAGAAGAGTCTATGGATATTAACCATAACCAAATCGATTCTTATATGGGTACGATTGTTCGCCATCAATCCCACCTTATGGATGAATATGACGCTATGTTCCGAGAGACAGAAGACGATTATTCAGAAATGGATACTTACAATGGTTATGAACAAACTTATTTTAGATACCACTACAGACCAGTAGACAATACTTTTGATGTACAGGTTGCTGTTTCAGGTGGTGTGCCAGATTACAAAATTGACAATAGATTAGGTTCATCTACTAAAGGTAGACAATTTGCTGGTTACAGAAACTTTGAGTTTGTTAGAGAAGGTCATAGATATGCTTTCGTACAACAAAAGAATACAAACAAATACTATCCGTTAGGATTTTCTTATACTGCTGATGGTATACATAATACAGGAAATACAGGTAAGTCATTAGGACAAGACCACGATGGTCCTTACTATGTAAAAGGAACAACTTCAACAGGTGATAGTGGTTTCTTTTCACCTTTATACAAAACTGCTACTGCCGCTAATGCTGAAGATACAAGACGAGGTGGACAAGGTGTATCACACAAACTAACTTTTAACCAAGGTGATGTACCTGGTTATGAAACACAATCAGTTGCTTTACAAGGTTGGTTACACGCTGATGGAACACAAAGAAAAGATACGCAAGTTTCAGTTTTAACAGACGATAACACTTCTTACTTACAGGTTACAAATGCTTGGGAAGGAACTACTTCTGGTGGTTCTGCTACAAGAACAAGAAAAACAATTTACTTAAACACAGGTGATTCAACTGAACATCATTCCATTACAGGAACAACATATTCTTATGTTTATATTGATGGTGCATTACAAGTTGGACCAAATATAACTGCTACGGTAACATATAGTAGAGACGATACAACAACTACTAACAATGGTGCTGGAAGAAAAAGACTTTTAATAAATGGAAAACCTGTTTACCAATTAGTTGCTGAAGCTGATGGTACAACGGTTGGTGGTATATCTGGTGCTTTTCAAGCAATAGATAATACTGGTGCAGGAACAACTACTGCTCCAAGTGGCTTTCCAACATCTAACGAAGGTTTGGTTGAACTTTATATGCCAAAACTTACTGATCCAACTGAAAATACGGAAAGAACTTTCCAAGTTTCTGTTGCTTCTAGTAAATTTAATATAGATGGTGAAGTACCAACTGCTAATACGGTTAAATTAGAAGAAGGAAAAACTTATAAGTTTGACCAATCTGATTCAACTAACGCAACTCACATTATAGGATTTTCAACAACTAGTGATGGAACACATAATAGTGGTACTGCATACACAACTGGAGTAACCTCTTATGGAACTCCTGGAAGTCCAGGTGCTCATACGATAATTAAAGTAAGAGCTGGTACTGCTAAACTTTATGTTTATTGTACTGCTCATTCTGGTATGGGTTTTGCAACTGAAACATATGACACTTCTGCTAATTTAGGAAAAACATATGCTCCTGCAAACATAATGAAATGGAGAGGATTTGGTAAAAACGGATGGGTTAAATACTACCTAGATGGATACCAAGTTGATGAACACACTTACATTGAGACATTTTTCAATTCAGTTGGTAACAATGATGGTCACCAATACAGACAAAAAATGGAAAATGGCAGATGGAAAGGTGGAACACAATACAACTTTGCAAACAAAGGTGAGAGAACGGTTGAGTTATATGTACCTTATCAAACAACTCAATCTGAATCAGAAAAAACGATTATATATCCATTCTGTTTAGAACCAACAACTGCTAGTAGAGCTACTACTGGTATGTACAACGATTTAGGTTTCTCAATTGAGAAGTCTTGGAGAGGTCATAAACATTGGGACAAAATACAATCATCTTTAAGATTTAGAGGTGAATATTCTGTTAATACACAATACAATCACAATGATGTTGTGTCTTACAAACCTTACAAAAGAATATCAACTGGTGAGAAATGGTACAGACACGGTACTGGATTATATAGATGTATAAGAGATAACAAAGGTAGACCACCTCAACACGGTTTCCAAGAACCAACAAGGTCTCCTTTAATGACTGCTTCTTCGGTTACATCTGGAAGATTAACTGGTAGAAGTGAACACGAAAACAATAACGAAACAGGTAAAAACTATCCTGCACATATTCAATCATATCATAATGCTTGGGAATCCTTTGCAGGTATGAATGCACAGGAACAATGTGCTGGTGTTTGGTTCCCGAATAGAGGTCCAATAGGTTGGCCGTATAAAGATGGAAGAACTGAAAATGGTAACATTTACAGATGTCATATGTACATTGATAAAAATGGTGCTCTATGGACAATTGGACACGGTACTTCTGCTTCTAATATGGAAAAAGACCGTTCATCTTCATACTTTAGAGAAGTATGTTTTAGATGGAGAGATTTCTACAATTCAGAAAGTAGAAACGAAGGTGGATACAATCAAAGAAAAGGACCTAAATGGTCTCGTTATGATAGAATGAGAACACCAAGATGTATTCAAATTGAAATGAGTTATGACGCAACATTTGTTTTATTTGATAATGGAGAAATATTCCACGGTGGATATGGTTCACACGGACAACAAGGTACTGGTTATGACGGTGCTCCTGGTAATGCAATGTCACCTGACGGTGTTGAAGACCAACACTTCATTAAAATTACAATGAAAATCCAAAACGAAGATTCAATCCATACTCCTTGCGCTTTAACAGACGAAGGTGATGTATGGGTTTGGGGTTACAATGGTTATGGCGAAGTTGGTGATGGTAGAACTCAACACGCATACGGACCGAAAAGAATACCTAGAGAATGGTTTAATGACGAGAAGATTATAGATATTACTTGCTCAGGCGGTGATAGTACATCTTTCTATGCTAGAACTTCACAGGATAACATTTATGGTTGGGGAAGAAATAACATAGGTCAATTAGGAGATACAACAACTACAGACAAATACAGACCAGTATTAATGACAGGATTTAATGCTTCTGATAATGGTGGTATCGCTGTATGGCAAGCTTGTTCTCACTCATCTAACTCATCTTTCCAAATACTAGACGGAAACGGATATATTTGGAGTACAGGTTACAATGGTTATGGTCACTTCTTTGATAACTCAACAACTAATAGAAGTACAATGACACAGGCAACTGCTTCTCCTGCTGGGGATATAGTTGACTTTTGGGCTTGTAGATGGAACGGATATCATACATCTT